CGCGAGGATCTTCGGCCTCTTCGCCAGCTGCGCGGTCGCCGGCACAATCGTGAAGGTCGTCATGCCAGCATCCCACCCATCCGTTTTTCCTGAATGATCGTCTCGCGCACCTTGTCGCCGATAAGTTTGCCGAGCCGCTCCATTTCGCGGCCGTCACCCTTAGAATCAGTTTGGCTCTGGCCAGTGTCCGCGTTCACGATCACATTGACCTCGATGCCGCCGCCGGCGCCGCCGATTTTGCTGTTCGGGATGATCGTGCCGGCGCCGGCTGGTTTGAAAATCTCGGGTCCGCGCTCGCCGACCAGGTAGGCGGAGCCGCCGAGCACCGAGCCGCCACCCACCCGCGCCCCCGCTACATCGATCGTATTGCCGTAGCCATCCCATCCGGACGAGCCCGGGCCACTCGATGGCTGGCTTCCGCCAGCAAAGTAACTGACGGCCATGTTGACAAGGCCGGCAATCGCCTTCCTCGCCTGTATCCGCGCGAGGTCCGCCAGGATGGACGAGGCAAGGCTTTTGAAACTGAGTTTCCCGGTCATCGCGAATTGAACGAATGCATCCTCGGCACCGTGGAAGGCATCGGTCATCACATTCCCGATCTGCGCGCCAACGTTGCTCGCTTCTTCGCCGTACCGGGTGACCGATGCTTGCAGGTTCGCCCAGGGGTCGCGCTGCTGGGCATCAGCCTGGTCGTATAGCGCGTTGCTCTTCGCGATCGCAGCCTTGGCAGCCTCATCGAATTTGGTTCGATCGATGGGGTTGTCCGCTCCAGCCTCCTTCTGCCTCTGGCGGATCTCTTCTTCAACCTGCAGCTGAATCCGGCGTGCCGCGGTGAGTTTGGCGACCTCTAGCGAGGACCGGCCGTACATCATGATTTCGAACTTGAACTGCTCCGCCGCCTGATCCTGCTGGATCACCCACTCCTTCATCTGAATGTTGAGCTGGGATTGCGCGTCGGAGCGCTGCAGCGTCGCCAGCGTGGCTTCATTCCCAGCGTCGCGAATAGCCTTTTCCTTCTTCGCGTTCAAGGTGTCAATCTTCGTCTGCTCGGCTTCGCGCTCGGAACCTTTTTTCAGGGTGTCACGATATCGCGTGGCCTCGGCTATCTCGCCGTCGTAGGCCCTCACTGCCGCAGCCAGCGCATCCTCCGCCGCCTTCTTGCGGTAGGCGGTATAGTCGGCCACGCTCACCAGGTCCTGCGCGCGCATCTCGGCCATGTACTTGTTCGAGAACTCGATACCGTCAAGCTCCCTTGCCATACCCTCTTCCAAATCTTTGATGCGGCCCGCGTTGATGTTCTTCGCCAGATTCGCCGCCTCACGTGCGGCTTCGTTCGCCTTGCGCTGCATTTCGCGATCTTCGCCGGACGTGTTGAAGTCCAGAGACTTCTCCGGCGTGCCTGGACCAGTGGAATCGCCCTGTTTTTGTGCAGCCTTGCGCGCGTCGATCTTTGCCTGCATGGCCTTTCTGGTAGCGTCGACCTCCTTATCGAGCAGGCCGGCGACCCTTTCGCCATATTTCGCATACGCTTCCGCGAAGTCGTTCTGCGATTGCTTGGCTTCCTCTGCCGTGCCGATAAACCCCGAAGCTGAACTCTTCACGGAGGCAGCGGCCAGGGAAATAAAGGACGTACCAATTTGGATGAGGTTAGGAATTACCTTAACTGTATCGATCACCAACGCCAGCGCCATGACGCTCTCATCCGCCCAGTCTTCGATGGAATGATCCTTCGCTAGATCCTTGGCCGCGCCATTTACCAAATTCGTATTCTTGGACGCATCCAGCATCACATTCGTGAAATCGGTCATCGTGGGCAGCAGCGCCGTGGCAACTGTCTTGAAGAGCATGCCCTTCTGCGCATCCAACTTGTTGAGATCGCGCTGATACTGCCGCGCCGCCGTCGCCTGAGCATCGGTGACCTTGGCCTCAATATTGCCTTGTTCGGCCATGAGCTTTAGGGTGGGCAGCATGTCCGCGCCAGATTTCCCGAACAGTGCCTGCGCGATCGCGGCCTTGCCTGCGCCATCCTTATACTCGCCCAGCTTTTTCGCTACCTCCATGATCATGACGGCAGGATCTTTCAAATTGCCGGCCGAGTCCTTCGCGCTCAGGCCCAGGTAACTCAATGCCAGGCCAGCGCCCCGCGTTTCATTATCGGCACCTGCCATGCCCTTCGACATTTTTGCCATAGCTGCGGCCACGGCATCAATATCACTACCCGATTGCTTGGCAAAGAACGCTAACTTCGACAAGTTCTCGACGCTGGAACCGGTCTTTTCAGAGATGGTTTTGAGCATGGCCATCCCGTCAATCACGCCCAGGACTTTATTCTTGATCCCGTCGTAGCTCATTCCGACGGCCGCGCCGAGCAGCATCCCTTTCCCGAGTGAGATGGCGGCCGAGGTAGCCCGGCTTGCCTGGCTCTCCAGGCCCTTCATCGCCTTCTGCACCTGGTCGCTGCTGGCCGCCATCCTCAACATCGACTGGTCGGTTTTCTGAGCAGCCTTGTCCATATCAGCCATGAACTTCGCCATATTTGCTTCGAGCGATACGACCAGACCTGGAAGATTTGCCATGGTTATCCTGAATGAAGATATTGCGCTGCCGTAGTGCTATTCGGTGGGCTGCGGGCCAATGCCAAAAATCGCCGCACGGATCAGATTCGACTGTGCGACAGGATCATCGAGCAGGACCGGCTCGTCGTCCTGCACCTGCTTGCCGGTGCTGCGCCAATGGATGAAGTCGGCCGCCTCGTAAGGCTCCGGTCGTTTCTCGTGGTTGCGATTGACGTTGGCCAGCACCGACGTGGCCACGCCGTGCCGCTGGTCGGCGACCAGCTCACCAAATGGCTCGAGCTCGTAATAAGCCAGCCACTCGGTGAACTCGGCCGAACTGATCTCGGCCTGCGCCTGTCTTACGCTTTTTCCGAGCTGGAGGGCGAGACGGAACCAGAATCGTCGCTCTGGTCGCTCAGAGAGTTTTTTACTGCGTCCTCGACGGAGTTGCCTCCCAGGCCGTTCAGCCGCATCGCCACGGCGGCTGGGGCGTCCAGCGAAGTGGCGCTCTTCGCCTGCAGCTGCTCCATGTCCTCCATGGTGAACAGCCGCTCGCCGTCTTCGTCGATGCAGGTGGCGGCCAGCAGCGCCGCAGAGAAGCGGCCCAGCGGCACACCCTCGTCCGATGCGATAGCGGCGCGGAACTGGTCGCGCTCCTGGCCGGTCATGGTGCGCACGCGCACGGTACCACCCCACAGCGGAACTGGCACGTCTTCATGCGGCAGGTCGGCCGCGGTGAGAATTGCGGATTTGGTCAACAGTGTCATTGTGAAATTCCTATTACGTGGGGTGTTGAGGCGGCGATTACGACCAGGTCACTGGCCCGGTGATCTTGGTGTCGGTCTTACCCTTCAGGACGGCGTTGACGCCGCCGGCGATCGGCATGGATTTGATGAGCGCATTGAACGTCGCGACCTTCGTGTCAGGGAGCGTCAACCGCAGGCCGGTAACCGCGCCGCTCACGCGCGCCGCGCGCAGGGCGTTCTGCCCGTTGTCGGCATTGAGCGTCTTGAGTTCGAAGCCGAATTTGCCGTTGTCCACCAGGCCGTTGATGTACTCCATGGCCGTGCTTTGCAGGTCTGTGGTGTCGATGTCGCTGGCCGCACCGTCGAAACCGTCAAAGGACAGGAAGCCCAGGACCTGGGTGTACGTTGCTGGCGTCGCCGTGCCGCCCGAGGTGTAGGCCATGCCGGTCGAATCCTCATCGAGCAGGGCGAAAGTGTTCGCCGTGACATTGGAGACGATGTGGGTCTCGCCGTTCAGCTGCGCTGAGATGGTACCGACGATACTAGCCAGCGTCACTGCGGTGCCATTGGTGAAGCCGTGGCCTGCACTCGTAAAGATGGTGGGGTTGCCGGGCGTGATGGCGGTGATGGTTTTCGCGCCACCGGTGCCAGTGGCGACTTCGAGCTTGCTGCCTTGCGCGGAAATTCCGGACATGGTTTGATCCTTTGACGAAAAAAAACCCGCATCAGCGGGCGGGTTGGGAGTGGTGAAGCGGTTATTGGTGCCAGGTGGAGATGTCGAGCGTGGTGCGGTGCAGCTTCGTGTCGTCCTCGAAGCCGTCCATTTCCATCAGAATGACGTTGGAAACCGACCAGGCCTTGAGCGCATCCTTCATCGCGTCGACCAGCGACTCCAGCTCGGCGCCGCTGCGCGAATACACGTCCAGTTGGATGCGCGTGTTCGTCTCGTTGTCGGTACCACCATTCGTGTCGAGCGTCGAACCCTCGATGCCGACGACCCGAAAGAACGTGGCGTACGGTACAGTCGG